ACAAGCTGGTGCAACAGCACCAGCTTGTGCAACAGTAGCTGTAGTTACAGGAGTAGCTATATCACCCGTTACTTGCCCACTACTTGAATCAATTATTTGATCGCCAGTTATCTGTGTACCTACAGGTTGTACAGTAGCACCATAGGCTAATGATGGATCAACAGCTCTATTAGCAATTAACTCAGATACAGATTCACCAGCATACGCACCTGTTTGTGGTACACCTGCAACTGCAGTACGAGGGTCTACTGCCGCAGTTTGAGTGGCTAAAAAAGCTTCATATGCTTTATCTTGTGCCTTACCAATACTACCAGAACCCATCTGACCAAAGTAAGGGCTATAATACATATCTTGAGTACCCATAGTATTATTCTTTTTAAAGTCTGTGTACTCCGATGAGTTAAAAAAGTCTTGGTTTATCTCTGGTAACGGGGGTGGTACTAATGTACCATCAGTTGTTGAAGATTCATTTGCAAACATGTTAGGTGTAATATTCATTTGAGAACCAGTATCTGATGTAGTTACACCACCAACAGCATAGTTAGGTTTCTTAACCATACCACCCTTAGCCATTTCCATAGCTTTGTTTTGATACATATTCATCTTACTCATTTTATCAGGGTTCTGATTTAAGTAATCATTAAAGCCACTCATATCACCTTGATAACCTAAGTTACCTGCAATGCGTTGCATAGCCTGTGGTTTAAATCCTTTGAACTGCATCATTCTATTTTCCTTATGTTGTCATGTGACAAAGTATACTGTCTCTTATTATTTGTGTCAAGCACTAACTTAATCTGCTAATGGATTATCTAATGCACGTTGTAATTTAGATACTAATCTATCTTCTAACTCTTTCATTGCTGAAGACTGTGACACTCTTACACGTTCTCGTTGATTCTCAAACCTTACTTCAGCGTAATCTATCATAGTACGTACCTTGTCTTCATTCTCACGTACCATGTCTTCAATACGATCTGTCTGTTGTTCTATTCTTAACAGATCATCCTTCAGACCATTTTTAATATCTCTAGTGTACTCTACACTTTCTTCAACCTTCTCAGATATACCAGATACTTTAGCATCCATGACATCCATCTGTTGTTGGTATGCAGTTAAGTCTAACCCTGCAACTTCTTCTATCTTTTGATACAGAGTAAAGCCACCATACAAACCACCAACTACTGTAGACAAGAAAGCTAGTATGGCTAGTACTGAACTTGCTGTTAGCTTTACACCACCAGCTTTTACTTCTTTGTCAGCAAGACTTTCAACGTTTGTTAAATCTACCATTAGTTCTCAAAATCCATACCACCTGTCTGTTGCAGGTTCTTTAATGCTTCTAGCTCATTACGTAGTTGCTGTATCTCTAGTCTACGTTGGGCTAATTCTACCTGATACAAGTCGTCACAATTAATACGAGACTTAGGTTTATCAAGAGGTATAACAACACGGGCATACAACCCTACATCTTTACCTTGAGCTAAGTTACCCGATGAGCTAAATGTACCACCTACATTATTGACTACACCTGTAACGCCAAACTCTAAGTTTACACCACCACCTACAGCATTACTGCAGTCTAAGTTACCTGCCCTAAATCTATCTGACTGATAGTTCATTGGTGGGTTAGGTAGTGTTAGAGCTAGGTTGTTACTCTCAGCTACTGCTGAACTAGCTACGACACATAAGGCCAAAGCTAATCTCATGCAGGTTCACCATCAATACGAGAGCATATCCTAGATACAATCAAAGTTCTTGACTGTGTGTTCTTCTTTATCTTTGATGTAGTACAAATATATGTAGCTTCATCTAAATCTAATTCACGTATATACACAATAAAATCTTTACGTTCTTTATAGCCTACTTTAATAACTCTATACTTAGATGAAAATGGTAGGTTTGTCCAGTTTAAATCGAACAAATCTATCTGATAATATTGTACATCTTCTCGTGAGTTAAACAAAGACATCTCTGCTTTAACTACACCTGCTACGTATGTAGGTTTTAGTATTGGGTAGGCTGGTGTCATCTCATGTGCTGAAACAACAGTAGCCAAACCCATAAATAATATGATTAATTTATTTAGCAATGCAACTCGCTTGTACTACAGCAACATACGTACCACCAGTGAAAGGCTTTGAGGCCGCATAGGTTGCAGTCGAACTTGTAGAAAACCATGTGCTACCAGCAACAGTCAGATCAAACACAGTTGTGTTGTCGTATACTATCTTAGCTGAATCATAAGCTGACATACCTGCATCTGATGTTTTAGATACTGATGTTGAACCTGTCCAAGTTACACTGTCTGTCAATGCAGGTGATGATGTAAAGCTAATAGGGTGACTAATGTTAGCTGTATAGTAATCAGCAATAGCCACATCAAATCTAATAACAGGTAATACACCACCATCTGAGGGTGCAGTACTTAGCACACTAGCTGAAGGGTTTCCATATACACCTGCTTTATCTGTTTGTATTGTACACTTAGCTGATACATTACCTGTAATGTCTACATTAGCAAATGCTGGTAATGCACATAGTGATAATAGTGCTGTTAAATATTTCATTGTATTCCTCATTTGTTATACTGCATGTCTACCATTTTTTCATGTAGCACTTGTTGGGCTAAATTGTTTCTTAGGGCTTTCTTGTTGTCAGGTATAGTTCCATCTTTTAATCCAGCTGCATCGTTTAGTGTACCGCCGTTTATCTTTGCATTGTAATACATATTGATATTAGTTTGTTTATTTATAGCTAGTATTATATCGCTTTGATTTTGTGTCTTAAATAGTGTTAAAGCATTAGCAGAAGCAGTTAGACCCATTTCTATACGTGTCTCTTCATCTTCCTCTTCTTCATCATCTATAAGTTCACCATCTTCGTCATATTGAAACTCGTCAGCTTCTAGTGTATCTATAACTGCATCATCTTCTAGTGCATTATACACTACAACCTCTGGCAATACTAGCATAGGCTTTACATAACCTGCACAAGTAGGGTCAGACTGTGGATCGTAGCATCTGTCTAACCTATAGTTGTATATTACTACAGCATCTTTAACAGTTCCTTGACCTTCAACTTCAACAAACCCAGTACCCCATTTAGATGCTGGTATATTTGAAAGAGGGAAAGACTTAACAATAGTATTTCCGGGTACGCCAGACCAGTCATCAGTCTCTCTAAATGTATAGCCATCTCCACTTGCGTTACGATTACCTACATGTACCTTCATGTTGGCCTCTGGGTCTTTTACTGTAGTGTATCTATACAGTAATCCATTTATATCTACACCACCGATACTAGGTAAGATAGAGTCCATAGACCAACCTAATGCACCTGATGCCGCATTACCTGTAGCTCCATACGTATATGGTTCAGAGTAGGAGTAAGAAGGCAAGAGTACTAAAGATAACACCCAAGCCAATCTTAGTTTCACTGTTTTCATCAAACATCCTATTGATTACATTATTTTGATCTCGTTCGATCTCTTCTTTGACTGCTTCCATATCCCATGCTAGTCTAGCTTGATCACCAACTAATCCATCTTTAGGGCATGGTGTACCTGCATTCATCATAGCATCAAATACTCTTTCATCTTGACACATTACTGATACTGCGGCTACCTTCATGCCCATGTCATACATAGTCTTAGCATTCTTTAGCTTCTCACAGTTCATATCACGTACTGTACGACCTGCTGAGATACCCAGTATCTGTGTCTGTACTGCCCCTGCTACACCTACAGTACATAAGTCTGAGTTACTCCCACTTATCTGCGGGGATATGGCTGATGGTGGTGGGCTATTGATTGTAGTATCCATAGACCCACTGGAAGTTATAGTACTATTAGTGTCAGTACGTATTGTGTCATCATCATCGGCATGTGCAATGCTACCGATTAGTAAGGTAAATAGTATAAGTAAGAGTTTCATTTATCTGCTTGTTCTGCCATTCTTTCAACTAGGTTACGAATAGCTTTAATGTTTTCGTCAATACGACCTAGAGAAACAGCTTGTGATTGTACTGTCTTCTCTAGTGTATTTATACGAGTTTCTTGGCGAACTAAATCACGAGCATTATTTTTGACAGAAGAGTCTAGTGAAGACACATACCATACAAGTGATATAGTTTGTAGTACGATAGCTACGATTAACGTAACTGGTACTGACTTAGAAAGATGCCAACTCTCAGTCATCATTCAGCATCCGCAATAGTCAGAGTACCAGCTTCGACTTGCTTGAGTATCTCTGCGTAGTGACGATTGACTGGGTCTAGTGGGACTGACATCTCTTGTCCGTCTATTGTTGCTTGGACTGAAGAGTTGTTACCATCCATGTCTGCATTGTATTGTGCTGACGTAATGTTCATTTCGTTTTCCATGATTATAACTCCGCATCTAATGTTACAAATGTTCCAGCATGTCCTCGCATTAAACATGCACTGTTCTGTACCAAACCATTAAAGAAACCCAGTTGTACAAAAGACCCCGAAATATTGGGATTGTACGCAACAACATTTGGTGTTGATTGTATTGTATTTACTCTAGCATCGTTTACAGCCAAACCACCAGTTGTACCAAATGTAGGTATTGCCCTCATAGTTGTTATATATGGAAGGCTTATGTATGCGGTATTTGAAAACACTGCAATACCACTACCACGATCAACTTGCTGATAGTACCTCTGGCAATCCAATAGTTCTTGTCCTACATTTTTATGCTCGAATGGAGTTGCAGTGTCGCCGAGTTCTAGTTGGACTCCTGTGATTTGGAAATTGGCATTAACTACGTCTAGGTTTGCAGTGTAGCTGCTTGTTAAGTTTGCAAAACCAGTAGTAGCTGCCCATCCGCCGCCATCTACCCCACCTGTAAAATTAGACCCAGAAATCCAAAGGAAAGTAAAGCGTATTCCTGTGGTATTGTTGTTGGTTGTCCAAGTTCCGCCAGTGTCCCCAGCAATAGTAATGGTCTTGTATTCCCAAGTATTTGCATAATTCACTGTGTAAGTAACTGGGAAAACTCGTGTGCCATCGTGGTTTTGAAGGCTAAAAGGGAAACTACCTGTTACGGAAGACTTCACCCAGAAAGAAATCGTTGATGTCTTTGCATCGCTTGTGCCGTAGGCCAAACGAGAAATGTCATGCCCTTCAGTTTTATAGATAAGCTGTGCAAAGTCGCCAGAGCCGACACTCCCAGCAGCCGTTGTTGTTGTAACTTTTATACTACGCTCAAACCCTGCTGGAGCATCACTAGACTGCTCAACATTCACTACGTTATCGGTGTTTTCCTCATACTTCCATCTATCCAAAGTAAAAGTGCTAGATGCAGGAGAAGTAAAACTCGTCCCACGTTGTGCCACTTTCATAGCACCATTGATTATTATATTTCTGTTCGACAAAGCCCCATCGTCATAGGCGTTACCCAAGTCTGCTAATTGTCTAGCTTTAGTCATAAGTTACTCCTTATGGTTTTGTAGGCCACGTCACATCATCTAGTGAAGTTGCACTTGATGTAATGTCACGTAGTGCTTGTCTGTATGCAGTCTGTGCAGAAGTCATTGTACGATCAGACCCTGCCCACCAATCAGTAGCTGCAATCAAACGATCACGTTCTGCTCTGAGTAGCTTCATAGGTTCAGCCGCAATGAGTTCATCTTTCTTAGCTGATACTGCTGACCAAGTTGTACCCCAATCAGACGGGTCTTGGCTTTCTATTGCTGAACCATTTGCATCTGCGCCTGTTACTTTGGCGTACATGCTTGTGAACTCAGCTTCTGTTGTTGGTTCGCCACGGAGTACCCACTCTGTAACGCCTAGTTCTGATAATGCTGTTGATATTGTTGTCATTTTAATCGGCCTCCTTTAGCCTGCTATTTCTGTTATGATAAAACCCCTAGATTGGGTTGCGTGACTATAATTGACGTTAGCCGT